CGCCCGTTTGCAGGCACAATATAAGGATCGGCTGGTGAGACAATAACTGAATTGGCCAAAACTGTAGTTGGTGGATAGGCAAAGGTCTGCCACACACCAGGGTTTGCTAACGCGTTTGCAATAGTTGTCCTAAGAGCTGTGATCGCTACGGCCATGGGTTAGCCGATCATAGACATAGGTGACATGTACGGGGCTAAGAGCCCCCTGATTTTGCCAATCAAAGTGTTACCCATGCGATAAGGGCTAGGGTTAAAGTTATCAACACTGACTCCACCAGTTTGGCTAACCTGACGTGCCTGGAAAATATCTACGGCCAAAATCATTGCGGCTTCACGTACGCTCGCTGTGTTTACATAGGTAGCGGTCTTTGTGTCTGCACCTTCGGCTTTGCCATAAGGTAACACGCGCCTAAAATTCTGATCTGCTGCTGTTTTCGCGTATTGAATAAAACTGTAACCCTGTGGGTTTTGCCAATAACTTAATTGTAAATTAAACGCTGGCAATATATTGGCTGTGCCAGTGCTAAATGGAATTGTGCCCGTAATTGTGTATGAGCCGTTAAACGTTGTACCAGCCCCGGTAATTGTTACAGTTTCGCCTGTAGTAAAAATACCGGGGTTGGCCAACATAACAGTTGCAACGTTAGATACGAGCGCCGTTCCCACGACAGGCGCAGAATCAAACCAAAGGAAGGAGTTGATTTGGTCTTGCGCTGCCTGACACACTTCATCCAGCGTTGCATCGGTGTACAAAGTGCCAATACCTAAATTTGCGCGCAATTCTGCAACGGTTACATAAGTTGCTGGCATTTTGTACTCCTTTACTTGTTAGGGTCGGTGGGTCAAAGGGCTAATGACCCACCGACTTCTTAGGGGATTAGTTCAGATTGAACTTAACAATGCCTTTTGGCATTTTTGCAATAGTGGCCATGTAGCCATAAATTGCAACCTGCACTTGTAGGTTTGAAACTACGTTTACGCTCATGAAGTTAGTCGCGCTGCGGTAAACAGTAAATGCTTCAGGTGCAAGGATTACTGCTGAGTCATCAATAGTTGTAGTGGCTGTGAAATTCTTGTCCACGTACAAATCAAGTCCTAGCACGTTGCCACGAATTGAACCTGGCTGTGTTAGCCCGCCCGCGTTCATTGGCTGCGATGCTGAATAGATTGGACGGCCTGTTGTATCGGTTGCGCCCATAAGTAGTTGCCATTGTGATCCATTGGCAATGTAGTTATTTGCAAAATAACCTGTGGCTTCGTAAACCTTACGAGCTGAATCTGAGGCAAATTCAATAATACCTGCTGAATCTGCATCGCAGCCTGATGAATACTGACCAGCGGCAATAAGCGCGTTTAGCACAGTTGTATCAAGTGTCTTTAGGTAAGCATTTTGAAGTTGGTTAGTCAATTCTGCATAGAAATTTGGATCAGACCGATCAAGCAACTCAACGCTAAGTGTATTCATACCTGCATATTTTGAAACTGTACCTGTTAGGTAAGCAGTTTCCATGCCTGTGTTTTGTACTGCGCCTGCTTCAAGTTCAACTGTTACAACTGGTGCAACACCTGTACCGCCGCCTGCTGAAGTAACCAATGAAGGCACGTTAATTGTCATGCCGCTTGCTGGCAAAACGCCTTGTGAACACGCATCAATTGCAGGAGTTCCAAAACGTGTATTTGTTGGAAACTCTGAAAGATACTGCGTAGGTGAAAATGCCGGGTTAGTTGCAAATGAATCATCGGCTGCTGTTACGTATAGGCGTGAATCTTCATTGCCTAGCGCTGCTTTAATTTTGTGCTCTGTATATGCACCCATTGATGTAATAGGTGTACGTACAGTTTGGCTGTTTAATACTGAAGGTCGGATGATTTTGCGAGCTGCTTCTACTGTTGTTGCAGCCACTTCCTCTGTCTGATCCTCGTTTGGAGTTTCGGGGGCTGTAGTCACAGGCTCCTCGCTTTCTGTCTCGGTTTCGGTTTCGGTTGTTGTACTTGTTGTCGTGCTTGTTGTCACGCTGGTTTTTGTTGTTGTGGACATTTCTGCATCCACAATTTCTGCCTGCGCAGCAATTCTTTGCACCGCTGCTGTTGAAAATGCCGCCGATTCAACAAGCGACACCTCACGCAAAGTAGCAGCGGTCACCAGGAGGTAGTCACCTTTTGGCTCTGATGCAGATACTTCTACACCAACGGATAGGCCATCCATCAACTGTTCCTGGGCTAGCAAAATTGCATCTGATCCTGCGGTGCTACGGCTTACAGAAAAACTTGCATACATGCCGTCTTTTTTTGATTCAACAGTACGCATACGCCCAACAACTTTTGAATTGTCATGCGACATAAGCAATTTAACTTTATCAACATTAGGTATATTGATGCTGCCTTCTTGAAATACAACTTTACCAGCGCTGGTATAACCAACTTCACCATAAGGTGCAATTTTGCCAGCGATCATACGGCTTTCGCCATCGCTTGCAGTAATAGATGCACTAAACGTTAAATGCACTGTTGTCTCCTATTCCGTAAGGGCTCATATTTTCCATTTCACGTGCAGTTTGCACGTCAATTAAATCAAGGGCTAGCATTTTCTCTATCGCATCAAGGCGTGCCATTGTGTCAGCGCGTAGGAAAGTCTCATCAACTGCAAACTTTACGACATTACCATGTGCGGTTATATCATCCATGCTAAGGCGTTCCTCTACTGCACAAATGTAAGGTTGCAGCGAATAAGCCACGTATTCTTTTCTAGAATCTAAAACGTTTTGATAAGTCATGCTGTTATTCATATCGGCGCTGACCATAAACGCTGGAACGTTCATTAGTCTGCTAATTTCCGTACTGAGGTACTGGCTGCTTTCGTTGTAGGTCATTTCTTTAGGTGAAAAGCCAACAGTTTGGTAATCAAGGGTGCTAGTTAAGTAAGCAGTGCTGCGGTTTTGTCTAGCCGATTTAAAAGCCGCTAACAAACCTTGCACCTGTGCTTCAGGAAGGTCTGCACCCTGGTTGCGGATGATCCCGGTAGGCATTGGTGTAGCCGCTGCAACCGCCGCCGCTTTTTGTACATCAAGAGCTGCTTGAATTGTGCGCGCACCAGTTTCCAAAACACCGGGCAGCAAAGATTGGAAAGTAACAAGTGAACCAATACCTGACATTGGAACTTTTTTACCATCCACTGCGTAATAAGCGACTTCATAACCCATAGCATCGGTTGTAACTGTTACGCGAGTATTTGCAACCCACTCAAACCCTGAAGGCCTGCCATCATCAGCATATAATGAAGTAACGCGCCAATAAGCGACACCATAAAATATGAGCGAGTCCACTGTGTACGCCAAAGTAACTGCACGCGGTTGGCGAATATCAGGCTGCTCTAACCATAATGGGCTTTGTAATTCTTGCCCGGTTGATTTCTTGTATAACTCCAAAGGCAAATAACTAATTACGCCACAAATTAAATTACGGCATCTTGAAACTGTACTGACTTGCAAAGCAGTAGCGCGATCCATAAAACCTGCGCCGTAACCATTGTTATACAAACCACCGTAACTATATTGGCCTGCACCAAAACGATCCGACATAATGGCAGGCGCTAGTTGTGCATCAACCTGCACTTTATCTTTACTGCGGATGCCAAAGGTTTCAAGTAATCCCATACGGCAATTTTCGCAGTTTGTAAAGCACCAACAGGGATGCCTACGGCGTGTCTAAATGTAGATTTTGGCCTCACTGATTGGCTTGGAAAGGTGCAGTACAACCATTGCCATGCCGATTGGGGCGGCTACGCTGCCTTGTGATTTTTTGCGCACAATGCGCCAGCCCGTATCCTTACTGGAACTAGCCACGTTTAACATTTGCTGATCCAATTCCTCTTGCACCCCATGAACCACGCGCTTGTTATCTATCGCATCTTTAAAGGTTGAACAGGCGGTATAAAACTGCGCTCCTACACAAGCCTCAACCATAAGCCCTGAATTCTTTAACCTTTCAGCAATAGCAGCGGTGGTATAGGAATCGTGCAAAATTAACCGGGGATGCCACTTGTCTGCCTCGGTTTTTATGTCCACGGCAATTTGCAGCTCGTTCACCGCTATCTCGCTGGTCCAGGTTTTAACTAGCGCCAAGCCGATACGGCCATCGGGTAGCAAAGCACCCGCGACAAGGCTGGCTGATCGCCTAGTGTGTGGATCAACGTCAAATGCAAACATCATTTGCATGCCTGGGGTCATAACCATTTCAACATCGGCCAAGTCCTCCCAACTGCCAGGTGTCCAGGGGCTAGTCATGCCTGTGTTTACAAATTGGCACAAGGTTTCAGTACGTGCGGCCATGATGGTGCTAGTAGCAATGGTTTCCTCAATGGCCTCCTCGCTGATCAATAGGCCCAATGACGGATTGGCCTGCGCCCACGCACTGCGATCCCAAATGTCACAATTCTCGCTAGCACTGTATTCATAAAAGCCCAATGACTTAGGTGGTTTGGCTAGCGAGCGCTCGCGCATGTGTAGCAGCACATCGCTATCAGCGGCCCCGGCATTTGAAGTATAAAAGCGCTGCGAATTAGGCCGCGTTAACGTGGTGGACTTGCTCGCATCCATAGCGGCTTCATTAACCTCACGCAGCTCGTCAATCCATAAAACATCAGCGGTTAAACCACGGCTGGAATCAGAATTGGCCGCAACCACCTCAAGCACTGCGCCGCTTTCCAATATAAGCCGTTCCTTGCCGTTGCTCTTACGGTAGGCGCTTTCAATTTTGCCATCCTTGACTTGTGCCAGCAAAAAGTCATTACGGGCCACAATATCGGCAATGATTTCCAAAGACTTTTCAGCCATACGCCGCTGGCTGGACATGATCAAGATATTGCGCTCACCAAAGCAAAATAGCCCTGCCAGCACGCGCATACGTAACATGTGGCTTTTACCGCTTTGCCGGGCGCAAATAAATAGGCTGGACTTCTTGATGAAGTTGCCATTGTCATCAACAGCGCACATGTCATCAAGTATTAGTTTTTGCCACGGCAATAATGGCTGTCCAATACGTTCGGCTAACTCAGCAATCTCATTGCCCCGGGTTTTGGTGTGTAACCAGGGTGTGTGAAGGCGTGGGTACAAAGCCCCCAACAGCGGCGGTTTAGTTTGTACTTCAGCCGTGCTCATTGGCTACCAATACCGCGAGTCATTGGGCTTTCGTGGGTCACTGTCACCGTTTCGGGCGGGGAGATACGTTTTGC